CCCATTTGGACAATAAATCCCCTGTATAATCAAATCAGCAAATAATCAGCAGGTATCATCAAATGGCCGGAGTAAAAGGACGAAGTGGAGGTGCCAGGCCCAATACAGGCGGTGCGCGCGCTGGTGCTGGCGCTAAAAAGAAGCCTGCTGTGTTGATACCTGCGCTACTGCCTGCGACTGATGAAGAGCCTGAATCACTCAGGCTGATGCGCCAGATCATGAACGATACCTCGCTTGACGCGAAGATTCGGCTTGATGCTGCCAAGGCTTTAGCGCCGTTTGAATCTGTGCGCAAGGGTGATTCCGGGAAGAAAGACGCAAAGGGAGTGGCCGCTAAGCGCGCATCTGTTGGAAAGTTTGCCCCTGCTGCCCCGCCTAAGCTGGTAGCTACTGGCGGAAAAATAGTTAAGTGACAATTGATACAACATCCTGTATTGATTGGGAACGCAGGATACTCGCTGGCGAATCCCTTACGCCAAAACCGATGTACCCAGCGGAGGCCGAATTATCACTGTCCGTGTTCAAAGCCCTGCGAATAGTTGATGCCCCTGGTAGCCCAACGATGGGAGAGGCTTGCAAGACTTGGATATTTGACTTCGTGGCTTCGGTGTTCGGTGCTTATGATGCCGACACTGGGCGCAGGATGATGACCGAATGGTTGTTGAGTGTATCCAAAAAGAATTTCAAATCCGGCCTAGCGGCTGGGATCATGATGACCGCCTTAATCAGGAATTGGCGCGAGTCTGCTGAGTTCGGTATTCTAGCTCCCACCGTCGAGGTAGCGAATAACAGCTTTTATCCTGCCCGTGATATGGTTCGAAAGGACGAAGAGCTTTCAGACTTGTTTCTTGTGCAGGATCACATCAGGACAATAACTCATCGTGGTAATGGCGCGACCCTAAAGGTAATCGCAGCAGAAAACGAGACGGTAGGCGGAAAGAAGTTTACCGGCGTATTGTTCGACGAGCTTTGGCTTTTTGGAAAGCGTGCAAACGCTGGTGACATGATGCGCGAGGCGACGGGCGGACTTACTTCCAGGCCGGAAGGGTTTGTTATTTCTTTAACCACAATGTCAAACGAGGCTCCGGCTGGTGTTTTTAAACAAAAACTAGACTACGCGCGCGGTGTAAGGGATGGCCTTATTGTCGATCCGAAGTTTTGCCCAGTCTTGTACGAGTTCCCAAAGGCCATGATTGACTCTAAAGAGTATCGAGAGCGTGAAAACTGGTGGGTGACAAACCCGAATTTTGGAGCATCGGTAGACTCTGAACGGCTTGATGACCTGTACCGGCAGGCGAACGAAGCGGGAGAGGATGAGTTAATAGGGTTTTTTGCAAAGCACCTCAATGTAGAAATTGGCCTAGCCCTTCGATCAGACCGTTGGGCAGGGGCAGACTATTGGGAGGTACAGGCGCGCGATGGAATCACACTTGAATCGTTGCTTGAACGCTCCGAGGTTATATGTGTCGGCATTGACGGTGGCGGTTTGGATGACTTGCTCGGGCTTGTGGCCATCGGGCGAGACAGTAAAACAAAGGAATGGATTTTATGGGGCAAAGCATGGGCGCATCCGTCGGTATTGGAGCGAAGGAAGTCTGAAGCAGCACGGTTTAGAGACTTCGCCAAGGATGGAGATTTGATACTGGTCAAGGCAATTGGTGACGATGTTGCCGATGTTGCGCAGATTGTGGCGCAAATTGAGGCTTCTGGATTGTTGGACAAAGTTGGATGCGACCCTGCCGGTATCGGTAGCGTACTCGACGCGCTTATTGCTGAGGATGTACCACAGGACAAGATCGTTGGCGTATCACAAGGATGGAAGCTAGGTGGTGCGATAAAAACGATGGAGCGCAAGTTGGCAGAGGGAGCATTGATACATTCAGGCTCACCAATGATGGCGTGGGTTGTGGGTAATGCCAAGGTCGAGCCGCGCGCGAACAGCATCCTTATAACCAAGCAGGCAAGCGGGTACGCAAAGATAGACCCGCTGATGGCTGGTTTTAACGCGGTATCTTTGATGAGCCTCAATCCTGAAAGTACTGGTCAATCATTCTGGATGAAAAAGCCTTGACATCAACGTAATACTCTATAAAATCCATTTATTGCCAACGTAGGGATACGCCGCAGTGAAATGGATACCGAGCATCTCAACTGCCACACTAATGCGACTCCCGTCGCGCCTCGTGGAATTGGTCGCCCGCATTTTCGATGCGAGCGACCTTTTCTTTTTCGGGGGCATCACAGCAATTTGTTACGGGGTGAATCAAATATATCCACCGGTAGCTTGGATTGTGGGCGGTATAGTGTTCTGCGCCATCGGTCTGCGCCGATAATGGGTATCCTGTCACGTTTGGATTCTAACCGATCTGAAAAGGGGTCGAGTTACGACATACTTCGACAGATAGCAGGATATACAGGGCAGGTCACAAAGAGCGGGAAATCTGTTAACGTCGGGTCTGCTATTGAAGTATCTGCTGTAATGGCTTGCCTTCGTGTTCGTGCAAATGGCCTTGCACAAGTACCGCTCAAGTTGATGCGCAAGAGTTACGACGGCAAGACACGCATCCCAGCAGAGGATCATCCGCTCTATCACATCCTCAAAACCCGCGCAAACGACTGGCAAACATCCTTTGAATACCTCGAAACTCTGTCATTGCACCTTGATTTAACAGGCAATCACTACTCATTTATCAACCGTTCCAACCGTTCCGGAATCATGGAATTGATACCGTTTGCGCCCGGAAGCGTCACGCCAAAGCGCAACGAAGACTTTTCCATTACTTACGAGGTAACAGCCGAGAACGGAAACATTAAACCATTTCCGGCGAAGTCAATCTGGCACGTTAAAGGCCCATCGTGGAACAGTTGGATCGGGTTGGAGGCTGTAAAACTTGCCCGCGAGTCCATTGGTTTGTCGATGGCCACAGAAGAACAGCAATCCAGAATGCAACGGAACGGCGTTAAATCGTCTGGAACGTATTCGATTGAAGGAACCCTAAAAGATGGTCAATATCAAGACCTAAAAAAATGGATTGAAGAAGAGTACGGCGGTTCTGAAAACGCAGGAAATCCGATGATTCTTGATCGTTCGGCGAAATGGTTGAATACATCAATGACTGGGATTGACGCGGAAACATTAGCAACGCGGAAATTCCAAGTTGAAGAAATCTGCCGTCATTTTCAGGTCAACCCTATTCTTATATTTGCAGAGTCAAAAAATACCACCTACGCATCAGCGGAACAAATGTTTTTGGCGCACCTTGTTCACGGACTCGCACCTCAGTATCGCAGGCTTGAGCAGTCAATTGATGCCAACCTACTGACAGAATCGGAACGTAAAGAAGGACTGTATTCTTGTTATGTTGACGCTGCAATGCTTCGTGGTTCCGCTGTCGAGACGCATCAGCTTGTGCGCGATGATGTGAACGCGGGGATCATTACAGCTAACGAAGGCCGCGCGCTGCACGATATGAATCCAGACCCTGACCCATCAAGCGATAAGCTACGCATCCCAGCGAACATTACAGGCAACACTCCACCAAAAGGAGCACAACAAAATGGCAACTAAAACACGCGATTTCAGCTTTGAGCTGAAGGGTATTTCAGATACTGGAACGTTTGACGGATACGGTTCTGTGTTTGGAGTAAAAGACAGTTATGACGAAATAGTAGCACCTGGTGCATTTGCAGACTCGCTGGCTGCTCACAAAACGGCAGGAACTATGCCAGCGATGCTATGGCAACACAGGAGCGCTGAGCCTGCTGGTATCTGGACAAATATAGAAGAGGATAACATTGGTCTAAAAATGACCGGCCAGCTTGCACTAAAAACACAGCGCGGAGCAGAAGCATACGAATTACTGAAGATGAAAGCCATCAGCGGCCTGTCAATCGGATTTATGACGCGCGAAGATGCGTTCGACCGTGTGTCTGGTATCCGCACCTTGAAAAAAGTAGACCTATGGGAAACTTCGCTTGTAACTTTTCCGGCAAATGATTCAGCCCGCATTCAAGGCGTAAAGAACATCGAGGGTTTAATCACTCTCTCAGAAATCGAAGACTACCTGCGTGAGGCAGGCGGCTTCAGCCGCAACGAGGCGAAATGCCTTATTGCACGCATCAAGAAATCCACCAGCGTTGATGTTGGCGAAGACTTGGCGCGAATTACCGCAGCCCTCACCCGTAATACTACAATCCTGAAAGGATAAATCATGAGCGACAACAAAGAAGTGCTGGACTTGATCCAGAAGCAAGGCGAAGCGTGGGAAGAGTTCAAAAAAACTAACGATTCCATTCTTCAGGCCAAGGCAGACGGTAAAACAATTTCCGACCTGCAAGCAAAGATGGACAAGATCAATGCCGACATGGCCGAGCAGCGCAGCCAGATGACCGACATCGAAAAGAAGGCCGGTCGCCCTCAAGCCGAGAAGAGCGACACCACACCTGAGCAAGTTGAATACCGCAAGGCGTTTGGCGAGTATCTTCGCACTGGCGAAGGTGATGGTCGCGCGTTGAAAGAGATGGGCCGTAAAGCCATGAACAGCGGTACCGACTCCGAAGGCGGCTATCTGGTTTTGCCTGAAATGGACTTGGCTATCGACCGCATTGCTCAGACGATGGGCGGGATGGCTCCGCTGGCTGACACCATCACCATCGGCACTCAGAAATGGGAAAAGCTGGTGAAAACGTCCGGCATGGCGATGCGCCGCGTTGCAAATGGCGGAACTGGTGGAGAAACTACAGAGCCAAAATTCGCCAAGATCGAGATTGAAGTATTTCCAGCAGAAGTCGAGCCGTGGATTTTCAACGAGACGCTGGAAGATTCCCGCATCAATCTGGAAGCAGACCTTGCAAATGAAGCTGCAATAGGTTTTGCAGAAGGTGCTAATGCCGAGTTCATCACCGGAAACGGTGTTGGTAAAGCGCGCGGCATCACTGCTTACACTAATGTGGTTAATTCCAGCTACGCATGGGGTTCTGTTGGCTATATCCGTTCCGGCAAGTCGGCTGCATTTACATCGGTTGCCCCTTCGGATCGCCTCATCAGCCTGCAACACTCGCTTAAAGCTCAATATCGCCAAGGTGCTGTATTCCTGACCAACGATACCACGCTGGCAACGATGCGTCAGATGAAGGACGGTAGCGGTGCTTATTACCTGTGGCAGCCTGATACCACTGCCGGTTTCGGCGGACGGTTCCTTGGCTCTCCTGTTGTTGTGGATGACAACATGCCTGCTTTGGGCGCTGGTTCGTATTCGCTGGCTTTTGCTAATTTCGCCCGCGCGTACAAGATCGTCAACCGTTCAGGCACCACGCTGATCCGCGACAACATCACTCTGAAAGGCCAGACTAAGTTCAACTTCCGCCGTCGTTTTGGTGGTGGTATTGTGAACTACGAAGCCATCAAGTTGATGGCGTTTGTAACCGGCGTAGCAGGCCTGTAATCAATAGCCCGCAGAGAATCGCGGGCTAACAACAACTTTTTTCGAAAGGAAACATCATGAACGATCTTCACGACAATATTCGCACCGCGCGCGGCTGGGCTGCAAAGGCCGCATCGGGTGGCGCTGCTGCTGCTGCAATCACCGACCGCCAAGGTTTCGGCGGCGTTGAATTTATCATCAGCTACGGCGCTGTAACTGCCACGAACGCGACCGCGACCATTTTGGTCACGGAAGGCGACGTTACCGGCACATTGACCAGTGTTGCAAATGCAGACCTGATCGGTACCGAACTGCTGGCGAGTCTTCCGGTTGCCGACATTACAGGTACCCGCACCTCTGGCGTGACTCAATATGTAACCAAGCGTATCGGTTACAAAGGCAACAAGCGCTATGTGCGTTGCTCACTGGCATCTGAAACGGTGACGGCTGCAACTGTCATTGCAATTGTTCCTGTGTTGCATAGCCCGTCTTTGGCTCCGCAAGCAAACCCGTAATTGAAATACGGCTGGACGCTCGCCCGCCCAGCGCCGGATAACGTCACCGGCACCCTATTTAATTCTGGCGAGAGGATATTGAAATGAAAGATGGAGAACGGCAAGTGAGTCCGACGATTGAAGGCATCCGAAGGGATCATGTAGCACGCTATGAGTGGGCTGCAAAGCTATTGCCAGCCGGGTCGCGCGTGATTGATTTCGCGTGCGGCGTTGGATATGGTACGCGGATATTGGCTGATTCAGGATGTGTTACTCGCGGTTTTGATATTGATAGCGAGGCTATTGAATATGCTAAAAAGCATTACAGCAAATTCCAGCACTCACCAGTATTTGATGTGCGCAATGGTGCCGCGCCAGGAGATATTGGCGAAGCCGATGCGGCCATCAGTTTTGAGACCATCGAACATATCTTAGACCCGCGCCCATTGCTGAAAGCTCTGCGCGCTTCCGCTCCTATGCTGATTGCAAGTGTGCCGAATGAGGCAGTGTTCCCGTACAGCCCAACCGAAGGCATAACTACTGCATTTCACCATCGACATTATCTAAAGTGCGAATTTGAAGAACTTCTGGCCGAGTGCGGATGGCACCCTACCGCATGGTACGGTCAGGAAGGAAACGAATCAGAAGTAGAACCGGACATCAATGGCAGAACTTTGATCGCAGTATGCGAACGTGTGGAAATCCCTGACGTGAAGCCAGAAGGAAGGCATATAGCCATCCTCGGACTCGGCCCATCCATTGCTCAATATCTGGACATGGTGAAGCGCAAGGGTGGGCGTTCGGCGTTTTGCGATGAGGTATGGTCGATAAACGCTTTAGGAAATGTGTTTGATTGTGACCTTGTATTTCACATGGACGACGTTCGTATTCAGGAAATTCGCGCTGTATCGAATCCAGATGGGAATATCGCGGCAATGCTTCCTTGGTTAAAGGAAAGCAAAGTGCCTGTTGTTACTTCTCGCGCGCATCCAGATTACCCAGCGCTAGTTGAATTCCCGCTTGAAGATGTTTTGAACCACTTCGGGCATGATTATTTCAACAATACCGCTGCCTATGCGGTGGCGTTTGCGATTCATGTAGGCGCATCGAAAATAAGCCTGTTTGGAATTGACTTCTCATACCCAAATCGACACGACGCAGAAAAGGGTAGGGCTTGTGTGGAATTCTGGCTTGGGCAGGCTCAGGCGCGTGGTATTAAATTGCTTATGCCGCGTGAATCGACCTTAATGGACGCTTATGCAGGACGTGCGGCAAGGCTCTATGGATATGACACGCTTGACGTGAAATTCAACATGCAACCAGATGGGTCTGTAAAGTTGGATTTTGTGCCTGTAGAAAAATTACCAACAGCCGAAGAGATTGAAGCGAATTATGACCATTCCGCACCGATTGAAGATCAACACATGAGCGCAAAGGATGAATCATGAAATATGACATTTTGCAAGACTTCCCCGGCAGTCAGGATGGAACATTTACAGAGCAATTCAAGGCTGGTACTCAGCGTGAGCTATCTGCATGGCTTGCGCCTTTGGCTGTGTCGGCAGGATGGGCGAGTCCGGTTGGAGAGATCGACAATAAGGCCATAATCACAGATGGTTCCCCACGGCGCGGACGTCCTCCGACCAAACCTAACTAAAATAAGGAGATTAATTATGAGTTTACGTGATGATTTAATTACTGCTGATACCGATGCCGAGCGCGCGGCTGTGTTAGACGCCAACGATGTTGCACTGCGGACTCTTATTGCAAGTTCTGGTAGTGGGTCTGGTTTTACTGTTTTCGGTGAAACACCAACCGGAACAATGGACGGATCGAACGCTGTGTTCACTTTATCCGCGCCACCTCCGGGCGGAAAGATAGGAATCGGATTTTTCAACGTGCAGGTACTTGTTCAGGACGTGGACTATGTATTGTCAGGTGCTACGTTTCAGACATTGACCTACACAACGATTCGCCCAAATTCCGCCAATGAAGATCAGCACCATTATTGGTATTAAGAAAGTAAAAAAGTGATTGTTGTTAATCCTACCGTCGAACCGATAACGTTGACTGCACTTAAAGAGCAGTTGGGAATCACTGACACCAAAAGAGATACGGTATTGACACGTAGAATAACTGAGGCACGGAAATGGGCTGAAGGCCATACGAAACGCAGCATCATGCCGCAGACACACGAATACCGAGACGATGATTTCGACTGCGAGATCAATTTGCAATTTCCGCCAGTTGTAGCTATTTTATCGGTTAAATACATCGCAACGGATGGGACTTTGACCACTGTAGACTCTGCCGATTACACGCTGGACACAATTCCCGTAATCCCATTCGTGCGCCCAGTATATGGCAAGTCATGGCCTAGCCCACGGGGCGAATCAAGCGCAGTGCGGGTACAATACACGGCTGGTTATACCGTAAACGCCACGGCGGCGGCAAAGACCATCACGGCCATCACAAAGGCCACGCCGGGGGTTGTTACCTCTGCCGGTCACGGGTATTTAGATGGAGATATTATCCGTTTATCAATTGCTGGCATGACTGAATTTGACGGTCTGTTATATCGAGTCTATGCCAAAACAACAGACACATTTCAATTGGCAAAATTGAGCAATGATGGCGGAATCTCTACCGCTTCATACACCACATTTACAAGCGGAACTGCAACGGCTGTTGAAGTAGCGGTGCCGGAAATATTTATTGATGCTATCGCGTTATTGGTTGGTCACTGGACAAATTATCAGGGAAAGATCGAGAGCGGGCAATTTATTACGCGAGTCCCTTCTGCTATTGAGCAGATGCTGGATTCTGAAAAAGTTTGGGGTAGAGTATGAGCAACCACGCCCGCCAACAGATCAGGGAAGCGGTAGCAACTCTACTTAAAGTCGCACCCTCTACATGGGGGCCGGTATTTGAGACGCGCATTCCAACTTCACGCGCGGTGATGCCTTTCCTGATGATATTTGCAGATGGTGAGTCTGTCGATTCAATATCCGTTAATTCTCCCGGAGTTTATTTCAGAGACATGAATATAGCCGTTGCTGGGAGATTGAAACTACCCGGGAACAATGACACCGAGACTGTTGAAGATAAGATGGATGCTGTTTCATCTGAGGTTGAAACAAAATTAGGATATTCAGCATTGCTTGCGACGCTTCCACAAATTAAAGGTTTCCGCCTAGTAAGTACAGAAATGACCGTTATTGTTGACGATCAAGATGCACCGCAATACGCCGAAGTTACGCTGGCCTTCGTCGCACGTTACGCCACAGCAGAATCAGCACCTACTACTTTAATTTAACGAAAGGAAACATCATGACCATTTACACAAACTCCGGCTTGGCGATGGCCATGCAGTCAGCTATCGCAGCCTCTCAAGTCATCACAGCGGGTACAAATGCTGATCCCGGTGTATTCACGTGCGTAGGCCACGGATATATTGACGGCGACACCATCTTGCTACATGTTAGCGGAATGCCTACGCTTGATAAGCGCGCATTTATTGTGTATGCAAAAGCTACTGATACTTTCCAGTTGGAAGATGTGGACGGCGCAAGCGGTATTGATACTACTCTACTGGGTACGTTCGTCAGTGGGACAGTTGAAAAGGTAACGTTGGCGACTTCTATTACTGGCGTGCAGAATTTTGCGCCGTCAGGTGGTGAAGCAAAAATGGTTGACACCACAACAGTACACGACAAGACAGACAAGCATATTGTGCTCGGTGCTTCTGCTTTGAGTTATGGTTTGACAATGCAATGGGATCCGGCAGCGGCAGGTCAAAACGCCATGACTACAGCATTTTTGGCTTCTGCGTCAAAGGTGTTCAAAATCACATGGCCGTCCGGTCGTTTTGTTATGTTTTACGGCTCTGTCGGTTATAACGGCGCTCCTGGTGGAGAAAACCAAGGAGTTACCACAAGTCCTGCCACGATTGCATTGGAAGGTAATCCTACCTACGGAATTTAAGTCATGGCAAAGTCAGCGATAGAACGGCTTCAAGCCTCGCGTCAATCAACAGTTGAGTCGGTCGGAAAGAAGTTTATTGTCCGTCGCCCGACTCATCTGGAGATGGATGAGCTACGTGGTCATATAGATCAGCGCGATTTGTTGACCCGGTTCGTGGTTGGATGGGGAACCACGACTGAAATTGACCTCGGAATCCCGAGCGGAAGTCCTGAACCAGTAGAATTCGACAAGGATTTATGGGCCGAATGGATTGCAGATCATCCTGAACATTGGATTGACATCACAAAAGCAGTGGTTGATGGGTACAGGGCTTATTCTAAAAAGACGGAGGATTCCGCAAAAAACTCTCAGCCTGGTTCGCCGAATTAAATCATCCTGGCGGGCCGGGCGCATTATCAGTTGAAGCGCAAATTGCAATTGGTGCGTGGAATTTGATGGGCGGAAAGATAGATTTCGGCGCACTTGATTTAGTCTGTGAATTGCTGGGAGTTGATGATGTTGAATTATTACTCACGCATCTTGTGTTGTTGAGGGACAGGAAATGACAGAACAGGCGCTTACGATTACTGGGCTTAAAGAAACACAGTCTGCTCTGTATTCATACTCCCAACAGCTTGGAGACCGCGTTATCCGTGCAGCTCTTCGGCAGGGCGCTAACTATGTCCTGAAAGGTATCAATGAAGGGATACCAGTCAAGACTGGATTGCTCAAGCGCAGAGGGTTCCGTGTGGCTAATTCCAGAATACATAATGGCAAAGACTCATCGTCGATGATCGGCATTTATATTAGCCTGCGTAAAGGAAATAATAAGGATGATACATTTTATGGACGATTCCAAAATGACGGTTGGAATACGCACGGAAAGAATGGTGCAAGCGGTGCTAGGCGTGCAATCACTTCTATTTTTGGCAATCGTACTGGCCGGAAAACTTTACCAGGTATAACAAACGTTACAGGCAAGCAATTCGTTCAGCGCGGCTTCGAGTCTCGCAAGAATGCTGCTGTTGATTTGATCGTGCGCGCTGCCGAGGCTGGTGCAGAAGTCGTTAAACGCAAAGTGGGGTTGAAATAATGACTACCGGAGTTTACCTTCATAAAAAGACTGGTAAGTTTGTGGCCAAGTTCCACGAATTCCATCCTATTCAAAGGGGGATGTGATGGCATCAAATATCACGGTTGATTTCAATGCCAACCTCGCCCGTTTTACCAGCGCGGTAGACAAGGCAACAAATGACCTGAATAAATTCCAGTCAAACACCTCACGTATCAGCGGGAACATCAATGGCGTGCTTTCAAAAATAGGTATTGGGTTATCTGTCGCCGGTTTTGGCGCGTGGATTAAATCCAGCATTGAACTGCAAGATGAACTAGCAAGGATGGGGAATAAGTTCGGGATTGCAGCCACTGAAATGGGCGGACTCAAGTTCGCAGCAGATCAAAACGGGACTTCTCTGGAAGTTCTTGCAAAAGGTATTAAGGAACTTTCTATCGGCATGTCTACAACGCCGGAAAAATTCGCCAAACTCGGTATCAACGCAAAGGACGCTACTGGCGCTCTTGTGCAAATGGCTGATCTTATATCGAGTATGCCGGATGGAATGAATAAGACACGATTGATGGCTGAGTTAATGGGTAAGAAGGTCGGCCCGGAACTTACTGAACTTCTCAACCAAGGCGGAACCGCTTTACAGGGATATATATCTAAGGGAAAGGACGTATATAAAATAACAGAAGAAAGCGCAGCTAAGGCAAAGGAATACAAAGATCAGATGGCAGAGTTGGGCGCGCGCATGGATGGTGTTGGCATTTCTATATCTGGAAAATTGCTGCCTAGTTTGTTGGGTGTGTCGTCTGCTATGAATGATTTGGTAAAGGATGGTGGTGATTTCTTGCCTATCGGGAAAGGTATCGAAACAATTTTCCAGACGATATTTGTTGTTGGCGCTAATGTGGGCTACGTCTTTAAGCAAATTGGAAATGAAATAGGCGGATTGACTGCGCAACTTGTGTCATTGGCAAAGTTTGATTTCAAAGGGTTTAATGCAATTGGCGTGTCGATGAAGGCTGACGCTGAAAAAGCGCGTGCAGACATCGACGCATTTAGCGAGAAGATTCTAAATGGAAATAATAAAACCGTAGAGATTGCTGTTGATGTTAAACCAAAAACTACTCCAAAAGCAGTAATTGACTTGCTTGGTAATAATGGTCAGGGAACACAGATACTAATCGCACTTGAAAAAGATTACCAAAACGAATTATCTAAACGAGTCCTTGCTCTCAATGCTCCGTTATTGAGTGCATCCGAAAAAGACCTCGCAGAATCGCTAATGGAAGTACACAAGCGCGCCCAGGATTCTCGCATAGAGTTGGAAAAACAAAAAACAACAATAGAGGCTGGGGGAAAAAGTTTCGGTGATTACAAAACTCGCATGGATGAAGTTACTGCCGCCGAGGAAAAACAAGTTAAGGCGATTACTGACGTAAGGCAAGCACAAGATGCGCTTAACAGTTCATTTGAATACGGCGGTAAAGTGGCAATGCGTAAATATATGGATGAGGCAGAAAATACAGCAAAACAAAGTGAGGCATTATTCACAAACGCATTCAAGGGAATGGGGGATGGATTAGTAACATTCGTGCGTACAGGAAAGTTGGATTTTTCAAGTTTAGCTGATTCAATTATTAGCGATCTGATTCGGATACAAATTCAGAATGCCATAACGGGAATTATGCAGTATTTTTCTGGTACTCAAAAAGCAGTCCCAATTGTTAACGCATCAAAGATGCCTAATGCAAAAGGGAACGTATTTGGCTTTGCCAACGGCGGTTCCTTCACCAATAAGATGTTTAATTCTCCTACCCCGTTCCGTTTTGCAACCGGAGGCGGGTTCAATATGGGCGTGATGGGCGAGGCTGGGCCGGAAGCAGTGATGCCGCTTACAAGGGGTTCTGATGGCAAACTTGGGGTACGTTCTCAGGGTGGTGGCATCAATATCAATTATGCTCCAACCATAAATATTGATTCCCGCACAGACCGTGCAGACGTTGAACGTCTCGTATCTAATTCGGTTCGTCAGGGCAATGCCGAGCTTGTGGATAAACTGCAACGTCAGAAGGTACTATGAGCATAATAACATTTCCATCGTCTCTTCTTTCTGTGGCTGAATTCTCATGGTCACAGCAGCGTAGAGATATGATGTTCAGTTCCGTATTCGGCTCTCAGGCTGTTGGTGTTTCTACGCCTTTGTGGATGGTAACAATCGGGCAGTCCTTAATCCAAGACACAAACGACAATGCTGGTATCTGGCAGTCTCTTGCGTTACGACTATCCGGGAAAGTACACCAGTTGGAGCTTTGGAATATCATGCGCCCGACCCCGCTGGGTACGTTGCGCGGCACGCTCACGCTGAAAGTAGCACATGCGCAAGGAGCGTCCTCGTTGTCTATTAGCGGCGGATCAGGACAGGCCGGTAAAACAGTAAAGGCGGGAGACTATTTCGGCCTAGGCAGCGTAACAACGCAGCAAGTTGTATTTGCCACAGCCGACGCCACAGCAGACGGGGCTGGTGACATTACCATCGACATCTCGGCCACGGCATTGCGCAACGCCTTCATCACTGGATCGTCTGTCACTTGGGATAAGCCAAAGGCGCTATTTCGCCAAACAGCTAGCAAGCAGGGATGGAAGTATGAGCAGGGAAATGTTGTATCTGGCATATCTCTAGATTTGATAGAGGATTGGCGTCCATGACCTTATCAGTAGACCAACAAGCAGAACTAGAAAAACCAAAGTGCAATACCGCGTGGTTTGTTGAACTTCAATTCGTCAGCGCCACGGTGCGGATGTGTAACTACGGACAAACATTTTCATGGGGTGGTTACGACTGGATAGGATTGGGAAGCGTTGGCAAGATTAGCCCTGTGGATGAATCAGCCGGAGTTCAGTCCAGCGCCATGAATTTCAGCCTGAACAGCGCGCAAGTATCCTTACTGGCGCTAGCTGTAGGCGCGGTGGAGGAATACCGCAACCAACCCGCAAAACTGTATTTCAGCCCGCTTAATGAACACGGTGCGCTTATTGACACGCCAGAGGTGTGCTGGCGCGGCAGGATGGATGTGATGAGTTTCGGTATTGATGGCGAAGAGGGTCAGATCAACCTTAAGTGCGAGACGTCATCCTTCAGCCTCAAGCGCACATCGATGCGGTTAAATTCTGCCCAGCAAAAGCAGCGCTATCCGACCGACACTGGATTCGATTATATCGAAGATTTATTAGCTAATCAGCAAGTATGGTTAACAAAAAAGTTCCAGCAGATATGACACTTGCCCAATACATCACAGACCGCCTACAGACTCCGTTTGCGTGGGGTTCTCACGATTGTGTATGCTTTGCTATCGGATGGATTTCAATTGTTGCGATGGAAGACCTGATGGCCCCGTATCGCCCATGGTCAACAGAAAAAAAAGCGCGTGCCATTATCAAGAAACTGGGCGGGCTAGAACTTATGTTCGACAAGAATCTAAAGCGCATCCTGCCCAGTTATGCCAAGGATGGTGATGTGGCGCTGATCGACGGCACGGCCTATCTGTTCAGCGGAAACCAGATAGTCGGCCCCGGCAAGAATGGACTAATATTCAAGACAAGATTGGATGCGACATGCGCTTGGTCGCTCTGATACTGCTGCTGTTAGTTCCATTTACAGCAAACGCCGAGGAGGTTGTTCAGGTAATCGGTTTAGCGCTTACTTATGCTAGCGGATGGTGGGCGGTGCTGGGTTATGCGCTGATGATTGGATCGTCTGTATATGGAGCAGACCAAGCACGCAAACGTGCTGGGGAGTTGCGAGATCAGCAGCGCAAAGCTTTCAACGATTCACTTCGAGATCGAACCATAACCCGCGTTGCAACTAATGCACCATTTCGTTATGTATACGGAAAAAATGTGCGCGTTGGGTCTGACATTGCTGGTATGTTTGCTAGTGGAAGTCGTGATGAATTTAAACATTTGGTATGCATCCATGCTGCAAACCAGTCAGAATCAATAGACGAAATATATATCAACAGCAAACCTATAGGCGCTCTTGATAGCAACGGAGATGTAACAGTTGGAGAATTCTTTAGCTCAACCACTTTTACGCAATCGCGTTTTATTAATACTGAATTTCATTCAGGATACAGTTTTACACTTAACCACACTCCAATTACTGGAACGCTGCATATTTCATATTTAGTAATCGGAGAAGGAATATATTTAGAAGAACCATATACATTGTCTGGTGCAGATGTGGTCGTTGCCCATAATCGTACTTATTTATGTGCATACGACTATATCGAATATTATCCACGTGTTAGGGTAAATAAGCACCTTGGTTCTATTTCAGATGCGGCGGATTCTGGATTAATGGCTGCTGTACCTACGAAGTGGGCATCAACGGCTGTATTGCGCGGATTCACTTATTCTGTTGTTAGATTGGATTTAAACCAACCTGAATTTCAAGGCGGACTACCAAGCATCGAAGTCAAGATGAACGGAAAACTGCTGCACGATCCGCGCGATCCTGCATTCCCGAACGACACTCCAGTATGCTCGAACAATCCAGCTCTAGTCGCTCTTGATTACCTAATGAGCGAGATGTGCGGTATTCCGTACACTGACATTCCTCTAGCCGACTACCAGACCGCTGCCAATGTTTGCGACGAGACCATCACAATTGATGGAGTAAGCGTTGCCAAGTACACCTTCAACGGCACAATCAACTCTGACCAAGAGCCAGAAAAAATGCTTGAAAGCATAGCCGCTAGTATGGCGGGAGGTATCGTCGGAATTACATGGGGATGTTGGGCGGGAAAATATGTAGCGCCCGTGATGGCATTAACTCAAGATGATGTGGTCGGATCGTTCTCGTTCGTTGCTGGAACACAGGGGTCTGACCTTTACAACGGCGTGCGCGGGCAATACGTCAGCCCGGAGAATGATTATGTTGTAACCGATTTCGTTCCATATCAAAACGCTACTTATGTGGCTGCGGATGAGCGAGAAGAGTGGAATAACATAGATTTCCCATTTACAGACAGTGTGCAGCGCGTGCATAACCTGTGTCGAATAGCACTTGAATACCAGCGCAACGGATTCACCATCAATGCCGTGTTCAGCCTAAAAGCATGGTCACGCAAGGCGGGGCAGCGCATAACTTTCGCCAGTGATCTAGTGCAGGGTGGATTGGTGAAGGTCTACCTAATCACCGACAAACGCTATGGCCCTGAGATGGGTGTGGAACTCACACTGAAAGAAGATGCCGAAAGTATTTGGGATTTGGCCGATGCTATAGTGGTGGATGAAACACCAAACACCGGATTACCAAATCCTTTTGACATTGCTCCTCTAGTTTCTCTTACTTGTAGCAGTGGCACGGATCAACTGTTTCTGAATAGTGATGGAACAATAACGTCACGTATTTTATTAGAGTGGCCTATTACGACAGTTTCAAGCGTATTAAATGGAGGACTCATTGAAATCGAGTATATGCAGATAGATGGAGAAGCATGGAATAAAGTGCAAACCACAGGCGACGAAATTAGTGTTTATCTGGCACCTCTAAACGATGGAAAGGTATATAAAATAAGGGCGCGTGCAGTTAATACAGGATTAAATGCCAAATCAATTTGGACATATACAACACATCAAGTAATCGGTAAGACACAGCCGCCACCAGACATGACAGACATTTCAATTGCCGGTCGAATATTGTTGTGGACTGCAATATCGCGTAGTTTAGTTCCAGACATGGCTGGATATATTTTTCGTTACCATTTTGGAAGTAATCTAGACTGGAATAGCGCAGTCGGACTGCATGATGGTATCGTTACAAGCTCACCATTTACACCGGAAAACCTGCCATATGGTTCGATGACAATTATGGGAAAGGCTGTTGACACAAGCGGGAACGAATCGAATGCTGCGGTGTATATTATTACAGACCTCGGGGACGCGCAGATCGAAAATATTGTTGAGACGTTTGATTTCGGAGCTACGTCCTATGCCGGAACGCAAACAAATTGCTACCTTGTTGGAGTTGACCTATCTGCTGACGATCTTGATTCTCTTTATGGAACAGATTTACAGTCTTTTTATGGTGCTGATGCAGACTCGTTTTATGACAGTTCATCCTATGCGCAGATGATTTACACCACAAATCCTATTACTCCGGCGCTGGCGCTTGTTGGTTCAATGATGACGCTAGACGTGAGTATTTTAGGAATTGACCAAGTGTTCGAATATCGGAAATCAGACCCGACACCGGGTGTATGGCAGACGTGGCCTGGTCAGTTACCAGCCACAACAGATGATTATGAAATTAGAGTAACAATTGGGGCGGGGGCGGTGCGCGGTGTTATCTCAAAATTGAACTTAGTTGTTGATGCTCCAGACATTCGAGAGGAGATAAGCGATCTTGTTGTGGCGGCATCAGCTACAACGATTCCTTATACAAAGAATTTCACATCAATAAAGACCGTTACTGCAACTCTTCAAGGAAATTCCAGCGGAGCAGTCACGGTGGAAATTGATAAAACTTCCCCACTAGCTCCAACCATAAAGGCGTATAATTCCGCACATACTCTCGTAGCAGGCGCTAAAGCAGACATCATGATAGGAGGATATTGACATGGCAACACCACCAGCCCGCACAGAGCTTGCAGACACATATCCAAATCCGTCAAATGGAACATTTCGAACTGGTATCGGAAAACTATTTGATTATGTGACTGGACTGCTTGGTAGTTCTGGTAACGCGGCAGATGCGCGGGCGGCTCTCGGTCTTGTAATCGGGACGGATGTTGTACCGAAGGATGGGGTACTTGGGACTCCGACGAGCGGAGTTTTGACGAACTGCACTGGAACGGCATCAGGTTTAACGGCAGGCACTGCAAACCGAGTCGATAGTGGATTAGTCACTGTAGCATCAGCAATGTTTCCAGATATTTTTGGAGCAGCAGGAAATACAATTAACTTTACAGCAGGTGCGCCATGTGTGTACTTTGCCGCCGCACCGAAAGCAGGAATGTCCCGCACCTTACTAATCTCGGGTGATGTGACATTCACGGCTGGCGCAAACCTCACCATCCATGGGATAAATTCTGGAAACACAATTTTCCTTGGTGCGGGGGCTAAATGTGAGGTTGTGGCTAAGACTACTACTACGTTTGATATGACGTATAGTTATGCCGGAAGTTTCACTATTACTGGTACTGGCTTTACCTCTAACCCAACAGGGACTGCGACATTTGTTGTTGAGAATGGTGTAGTAAACCTTACTGTGCCAACATTATCAGGAACATCTAATAGTGTGTCGTTTACATTGTCAGGAATTCCTGTCGCTATACAGAGCCTTATTACTCCGATTAACACGATGGCATTCAATGCTGTTGACACAGACAATACTATTGCATACGCTCAATTACATGCAGCACAGACCTATATTGGCCTCTTCACAGTGTTAAATGCAGCACAGATATGGACTACTGGAAGCACCAAAACCATGATGGCAACCACGCTAACTTACAGGATAAATTAAAACTTGAATGAAAGCTGAAACCCAGCAAATCCATAGCACTGAATTGAACGAATAGTAGGAACTAAAGTAATGTTTAGATTAGCACGACCAGTTAGGTTGATTGAAGCGTAAAGTCCGGCAGCAGGAATATATGGTGAAGAGTACCCAGTAATTACTCCACCGACAGCGCCGATATGTGCTGGGCCTAGATTGATTGGAGTCCAAGCAAGCATGGCATACGTTGAAAGTTTTCGGTCGCTGTTTTTGTAGACGCCAACCATCTTATGATAGTCGCCGTCAACAAAGCGCAATCCGATGCCGGGGTTGATTTCATTCAGATGTTGTTGAGCAACATCGGTGCGGTTCCAGTGATGGGCGTGAAGGTTGAAGTCAACGTACAGATCATCTGCAAGACAGTTGAAAGAAACAATAAACAGAAAAATGAATTTGAACATGATGGCTCCTTTTGATGGTTCATTATCAAACAGGAAAATAATTTAAACCATACCCGTTACGGGTTATTGACAAGCATCAAAAACTGTAGTCTGAAAAGGAGTAAAACATGCAAAACTTGAAATCGAAACTAAATGGCTTTGTTACCGGACTACTGTTTGCGATCAGTTTAACGGTACTTGCTGCCGGGGTAACAGACTTGAGCGCAGTCAAGGGGACACTTGCAATATCCCATGGTGGTTTAGGTAACACCACAGGCACAGCCTCAGCAGTCCCCGCCACCGGAATCACTGGACTAGGCTCTGGTGTCCCCTTAACCACAACTGTCAACACAGCGAACGGTATGGTGAAACTGAACGGTAGCGGGCAACTCCCTGCGATCGACATTTCGCTCGGCACTGGGATTACTGGTAGTCAAGTTCAAGCGGCTGGGGTTCTTGCCATTACCTGCACCACCCCCGCAGCCAACGATACCTACGTGTACAATGGAACAGGTCTGACTTGTGTTCATCACGCCACATCATTGGACTACACCACAGCGCACACAGTAAATGCTTCCGATGTTAATGCAGCAAGTCCATGCACTGTCACTTCCGCTTCTGCTGTTGTGATTACTTTCGACCTTGATGCCAATGTTCCGACAGTGGAAGGTGATTCAGTTTGTTTTGCCCAAGCTAGTACCGGAGCAGCAACCGCCTCTGGTGTTAGTAGCAGCGTAACAGTTAGTGCAGAAGGAGATAAGAAATCAACCAATGGATTAAACGCTGGTTGGTGCGCCGTAAAGACTGCGACGGCTAACTTGTGGAGACTGTTTGGGAATAGGATTTAACCATGAAAAAACTTATCTGTATTTGCTTACTTCTGCTTGCTTCCTCTGCTCACGCCGTAGACTGGCGCAGTGTGTTGATGAGTGACAACGCTGCCTCTACCGGGGGTATTACCTATATTGGAGGGTCTTACCAGTATCAGTCAGGTGGTGCAATGACCGTCATACTTCCACAACCGACTGGGGTTGTGGAAGGAAATGTGATTATATTAGGATCACAAATAAACGTGGCTTCTATTACAACCACATGGCCGTCAGGATTCACTGAGATTGCGGCTATTGACTCTATAATTCAAACGCAACGAATTGCGTATAAAGTGGCTACAGCATCCGAACCATCAACTTATACCATCACGCTTAATGGTACAGGCTATCCGCACATAGCTGGTGCAATTCTGGCGTACTCGGGTACTAACACCACGACACCGATTGAAGCCTATACGGCAACATATTATGGTACTTCCGATGGTTTCATCACAAACCACACAACAGTTGGAGTAGGTGTAACTAGTGGCACAGCCAATAGAAAATTGGTAATGATATCTGGTGCTATAGCAAATGCCGTGTGGGCTATGTATACACCGCCATCTGGTTATGCAACAGAATTTTATAATCTGCACTTAAGCATTGAATTAATGTTTTGTATATCAGATTACACTGACTCACCCGGAACGAACACAAGCAACGCAACAGCAACCAATACTTTAGTATCTGCCGATGATGCCCTCCGCTGGGCATTTCTTCTTGCACTTAAACCACTGTGAGGCAAAAATGAAAAAACTATTTCTTGCTTGTTTGATATTTATCAGTGGTTGCGGAGGTTCGAACGCATCGTCTTTTCCAGGTGTACTTGCATCACTAAATATTACAACTTACAACATCACACCGACTGCTGATGATAACGGGTCAATTAGCCCGCCCGGAGTTACCTCTGTAAATTCTGGTGGCTCTCAAGCATTTGCAATGTCTTGTAACTCTGGCTATCAACTTGCTTCTGTGACTGTTGACGGAAGCTCTGCCGCTGTCACAACCCCATATACGTTTACCAACGTAACCGCTAACCACACGATAACTTTCACTTGTTCTGTGGTGGTAGCCGGGGATGGAAGATTGCCAGCAATTCAGGCAACTATTGCCAGCACGCAAGCAGATTGGGCAGCGACGGCAGTGCGTGGTACACCATATTATTTCTGCGATTGTGGAACAGGCCACGCTAACGGGTGTGTCGCTGGTAACAACTCTAATGCAGGAACTGACCCTACTGCACCAAAGCAAACGATCGAAGCGTCTACAACGCTGATGAATTCGTGGAATACAAACGCTCAACACACAATAGCATTTTGTAAAGGTGGTGTGTTTGAAGCTACCGCAGGTCAGCTTGTTCACAGATATGGATGTACCGCCGGAACAACTTGCGATGACGTAAGAGAGTACGCCTCTCCTGTGTTTACTTCTTCCGCAAGACCATTAATAACTTTGCCTGCTGGAAGCACAGCAGACTTGTGGGATTGGGAGGCAAGCGGTGGCACTGGTGGGGTTCGATATTTAAACCTTGCGTTCTCTGGCCCAGCAACGGCTAAAGGAACTTTCTTCTACGATGGGCAACACGATATTGTTTTTGGTAATAACACATGGGATGGATTCATTCTTACAATCTATATTGCAAACAGTATAGGGGTTGCTAAACCTTATAATTTCACGATTACTGGTAACGTAATATCAAATGCTGTCGCTATGGGATTCTTAGGCAGCGCCGATAATCTTTTTATAAATTACAACGAGATTGCAGATAGTGGCAGCGATACCAGTGGTGACCACGCTATTTATTTGGCGGCTGACAATCACGTTTCCAACACTACTCTCATTGGTAACTATATTCATGGACAGAGTAGCCCAACTTGCCAGGGTGACCCAATTGAGGTTCATGGTGGGTACACTGGGCTTACCATAACAAATAACTATGTATACATAGACCCATCGAAAAGCAGTAATGGGTGCTGGGGTATTGCCGTTAATAATATTGATGGGTACACCTTGGGAGAATATTTCATTGACTTGGTGATATCAAATAATACCGTAATTGGAAGTGGTAATGAAAACATAATTATTACCAGTGCCCCCAACGCCATTATCGAAAATAATATGATAATTAATAGTTCCACTGGGAGCACTGGAATTAGTGCACCAAGAAATGCTGCAAGAAGTGAGAAAGGGGACACGGTAAACTCTAATACCATTATTCGAAACAATACTATTTATTTTACTAATACTGGTGATGTTGGGAATAAAGGTATATTCATCAGCAGGGAGGGAAATGGGTACATTGTTTCAAACAACACAGTATCAAGTGCCCAGAGTGGTGGTTGGTTGGAGTGTTTTGAATATGATCTACCTCTGACCTCCTATGCGTTCATAAATAACAACCACTGCTACGCAAGTAGCATCACAGCACGTTGGGAACACACATACCAGACTCTGGCAGCCTGGCAATCTCACGCTACTAGCTACGGATTCGACTCTGCTTCAGTGACTGGTAACCCTGCGTTTACAGATGCGGCTGCGTACAATTTCAGTTCCACATATCTTGGTGGAAAAGGAAATCATACGAATAGTTCAATGTATGGATTTACTGGAAATACAAGATCGAATCCTCCAGCTATTGGTGCATTCGAGCCTTGATATTGGGGCTTATACATTTTAAGGGGTAAGTGATGGACGATGTAATCTGGTTTTTTGTGAAGATGCTCTATCAACTGATGATAGGGTTTCTTTGCTACTCTGCATTAAAACCGAGATGGAGAACTCTCGACCTAAAGTGGAAAATTATCCTATGTCCTTTGGCTGGATATTATCCTGTTGACGTATTCTTGCGTTGCACATTGTTTTGGGCATTGTTCCAAGTTAAGCCTTCCTTATCGACGATAACTGTGACTGCACTGTGCAATTCACTGGTTGACGATAAGACATATCGTGGACGGTGGGCGCGCAGTCTATGCAGAGTTTTGAACGTGTTTGACCCAGGTCATTGTGCCAACTACACCGGATCTTGAAATGGAAAAGCCGAAACGCAGAGCTAGTGATGTGGCGGGAGAGGTAAGCGGACAATACAACAAATGTCCGATGTGGAACACTCACTTGGACATCGAAGAAACGATGGATAAATTCGATAAGAAACTGAATCAAATTTTTATCCAGAACGATAAGCAACTTGAGATTATCGAGGCATGGAATAGCGTAAAGGGTGCTGGTAAAGTTCTTTCATGGTTGGCAAAAGTCGGTAAGTGGATACTCGCAATCTCTGCCGGATTTAGCGTTCTTGTTGCCTTCCTTAAATACGTGGCGAGGGTTATATGATAACCATCCAACAGTATTTCAACGGCAGACCGCACACAGCACAGCAATCATCCGATGCTATGGACTTACTGTCCGCGGTAAATGCCCTGCTGGCTCATTACTCGGCTGATGAAGGTATAGAGCTTCCCATAAACCCACATACCGGCGACCTTATATCAGGACAGAACGAGGGTGGATTCAGGCTCCCAGACTGCCCACAAGGTTCTTTGCACAGTTCACACAAGGAAGCAAAGGCAGTGGATGTGTACGACCCGTCAGACGACTTGGACACGTACATTAACGATGAAATATTGACAAAGTACAATCTGTACAGAGAATCACCGAAGGAAACACGAAGCTGGTGTCACCTGACTACACGCGCACCGGGCAGCAGACATAGAACTTTTTTACCGTAAGGAGCAAAACATGAACAAATTTATGCACGACAATCAAGGTAGCGAATCCTCCCTTCGCCTGATGATGGCATGGTCGTTCATCGTAGTCTTCGCTGTGTGGGGCGCGGTGAGTTTGATTAAGGTTGAGCTAGTCGATCTACCCACTCAAATTGCACTGGTCGTTATGGCAATTCTGACAGCAAAAGTATGGCAAAAGAGCGTTGAGAACAAAGCCCCTCCCGTTGACAAAGAACCGTGCGCCCCTACTGACACGCCAGCACCATGAACAAAATCCTTAAGACGGCGATTTCCGTAGCTGTTGTTGTTCTGGCTGTTGCGGCATGGTTCCATTGGAAGCCAACTCCTACCCCAGTCGGGCAGGTTGTTGTAGCGCCAGAATCTAAAGCAATGACGGGTGTTGCTGATGAGACAATTCATCCGAAGCAGGTTATCGTAAAGGCTCCTGAAGCAAAGAAAAAGCAAGGACTGCCGACGAACGTTATAAATGACCCGAAGCAACATGTCATTACCGGAGTCAGTCTTAAGATCAGCGACCATCCGCAAGAAGTTACGTCGGTAATAAATGAGACAACAGGCAAGACTGAAATTTACGTTACCGAGAAGCCTCTACCGTGGCTTGCGGCTGAGAACAAACGCGAGGTTAGGGTTGACTACATCATCAAGCACAAAAACGATACCGTCAAGGTTATGTCTCTTTCTTACACTCAGGACTTGGTTGCCATAAAGGCGCTAGATTTTGGCGTCAGGGCTTCTGTTGACACTGACGGGGAATTGCGGGCCGGGGTTGGAGTTGGCTGGCAGTTTTAATAATTATTGCAACCAGTTCCCGTCGATAAGTTTCCTGTTATCAAGTGCATTATGCACGATCACAGATTGATCGTCCTTTTCAGGGTGCGCTCCACACTTGCAATTAACCGCAGTATGTTGAGCTAGTTCATCATCGGGGACTATATGTATCTCGTCGTTGACTGGATATATACCCCAGGTCATCTGTCCCTCATCTCCCGATCAATGTCGGATTCTAGTGATGGGTTGCGGAGTTCGGAAATAGTATTCGCACAAGTGTGCATCACAGTTTCAAAATGTCCTCCACAAAATCCACCTGCTGCGAATTTCACCACGTCGGCGGCTTCTTTCAATATAGCGATATCATGTTCCCGTAGCCATTGGTTATCGGATTCGGCGGAGAGAGCTTGCTTTGCAATTGACCCATCTTCAACTGTAGCTCCTCCTCTCCCATCGTCTAAGTCGTTTTCAAGGAAATTAGGCGGCTCACCACTAACATTCTCCCAATCACAATCATCTGTAGGTATGAAGTGACTTCCATCAGCGTAGAATTTCAGAGCATCCACCAGCCGCGCTACTCGCAGGTTGAGGGATTCGATTGTTTCTCTGTCTTTAATATGGCCAATAATGTGACCTGTGATTATCTCGTGTTCAATACTTGATTCAGCCACTGCCAACTTCTTTTTCAGTTCTGCGTTCTCAGTTTCGAGTTTGGCGTAAGTTACTGGGCAAACGTGGTGTTCAAGTACGTCTGTGTGTCCGCAAGCGCAGTAGGTCATTTCACATCTCCTTTATATAGGTAAACTACAGCCCACGCACCCACAGCACCCCACATGAGGCCCATCAATGCTGCACCCAACAGGTCATGCCCGCGTTCAATTGGTGTGTTGCCAATCCACATCAGATATAACATCACAAGATGTGCAGCGATAAACACTAATACTGCCAATAAATATTTCATTTGGTTTTCCCTTCGTTAGTCTGTGGTGATTGAGGCTGTGCGATTAACGGTACATCGCATTTTGGGTCAGAATTCCCCCACGAAAGTAAACTACTCTGCGCACCGCAGTACGCAACCGGCTCCTGCTGACTCATCTCAGACTGCATCGAATCTCTGCCCGCTTGGAATGCGCGGTCGTAGAAGGCTTGGATTTCTTCTGTATGTGCAGCACTTGGAAGTAAACCGCACTCTTTCGCCAGTTCCAGTATCTCGTTGTTCATTTCGTTTTCCTTCGTTGCTCAACCTCGCAGATAATATCGTCATGTAATCCGTGCGCGCCTACGTCATACGCTCTACTTGCCGCATCAAGCCAAACGTTTTCACGCTCTGCTGCCAGCGCCCTATCTAGAGCCTCGGAGGGGAGAGTTTTGTTAAACAACTCATCAACACTGGCTTTAGGATTGCTTGATAAATACTCAATAGCGATTTTAAGCGCATCCAGATACTCTTTAATAAGCGCATCACGCTCGGCTACTTGCTTAACAAGGTCTGCACACATCAGATCAACAAATACCTGCAACTCCGCATCAGTAAACGTAGTCGCCTCAGGCTTGGCGATGTTATGCACTCGAAATGCGCCGGATTGTTCTATTGCAGTAAGTATGTTCATTTCAATATCCTTGAGTGATTTAGTTTATTTGTCGTACTTTCTGACTTTTAGGGTGTCTATTACTCGTTATACGGCTTGCACCAGCTTGGTAATTTGGCCTTGTGCTCCGCGATAGTGTCATCCCAAGTTATGTGCTGGCACTTATTGCAATAGCACCCTGAATCGCCGTATGCTTGTTCGCACCAGTTATTCCATCCACGCGCCCAAAAGTGTCCATATTTAGTATCTCGGCTCCCACATTGTTCACACTTGCGCCCGAGCATCCGTATAACCCATCGGTCAAGCAGACGGGTTAAAGAGTAGCGAGTTTTCTCAAAAAGTTTCATGCCGCTGCTTACCTCCGTCGTTGGGCGGCGGCGTCCATCCCAATTTAATAAGCCCATCGCGTATCTGCTGTTCTGAGGTGTACAGCACTTGCCGCATTATTCTTTCGCGTATTCCGTTGGCGATAGAGAATGTTTCCTGAACAATTTTCCCATCTTCGGAAGGTGTTGTTACAACCTCCCATCCATTATCAATTTTCATCCTACTCTCCTGAGTTTCTGTAATCATTCATTGAAAAAAGAATACCGCGTACCATAATCACATAAGCGATCAGTCCGATAAAACATCCTAATTCAAGTGGCATAATGTGTATCTCCAACTATCGTCTCTTTTTGTTGCCGCGAACAAATCAATACAAGCGTTTCTTTTCTCGATCAAGCCCAATTGCCTTGGATATGCGTACTCAGCGATTGCATTGATGGCTAGATGCATCATCCACAACATACAGCACATGGCTAGATATTTCATTACCAAAATAAATTGATAACAATCAACACAAGCCAAGCAATTGAGATTAGACCAAGCATTCCAGTTCCTTTAGGTTAAGCTCATTGTCAGCCAGAAGTAATTTCTGTTCAGCATATCTAGGGCTATCCGGCTTGAGGATTGACAGGTAATAGTTGTTTATCAGGATACTTTGCTTGAGGGACAAAATATCCCGTGCAAGCTCCTTCTTTTTATATGTCTCAATGTCAATTACTTTTGGCATGATTAATACCTCTCAGCCTCAAATTTAGATAGCCCACCACTCACTATCCAACGGAAAACCTCTTTTTGTGCGGCCCGTGCTGCGGCCCATGCTGCGTCCCGTGCTGCGTCCCGTGCTGCGGCCCGTGCTGCGTCCCCTGCTGCGTCCCCTGCTGCGTCCCATGCTGCGGCCCATGCTGCGTCCCGTGCTGCGGCCCATGCTGCGTCATTTATACGCCCGTTAGCATAATCCTCAGCCGCTTGAATTGCAGCACCTACTCGCTGGTCAGTGTTCAAGTGTTGTACTTGTTGCGCACACCAAACAGCAAACAGCCTCCATTCACGGTCATATTCTGGAGCAGATCGCGTACACCACAAAGCATCATCCAATCCGTTTGAATCAAGAATAACTTCAAATTGCAGCAGATCATCATCTGCTTTTGTCTTATTCAAAGTTTTAAGTAGTTTATTCCAACCACTTGAGCATGGCGAACATGCGCGGATTTTATTGAGCGTTGTGAATTTCATTTTCTTCTCCCATGTAGTTAAGCAATGACTGAAATTATTTAGACATACGGGCAAGGCGTCTAGCAATCTCATTCTTGCCTTGATGGGGTTGGTACTTGCTGGCTTGACCGCGCTGCGCGAATGCGAAACCGAAGCGTGCTTTGGCACGATGCTTTCCGCCGTGGCCGCGTGATGTGTATGTCGGTATTGCCGTAAGTGCAGACATCATCTGGCTTTTGTCTACCATTGCATAAGCTGCTGCCAGTGCAGCAAAAATCATTTTAGAACGTGCGAAAGGTGTGTTCATTTTATTTTCCTTTTGTTGGTTGTTAAGCGATGACTAGTTTCTCAAATCTTTAGGAACAAGAACGGCAACTTTCCCAATCCCGCTAAAATTTTGACAGACAACGATAAGCGGGAATTTATCGTCAAACAATGAAAAATCGTTCTGCGGGAATTTTGCTGCAATTTTCATTGTCCACAGCGGAAATATAAACATGATCTTCTCCAATTAATTAACCGGCGATGACTGAATTGTGAACCGATTAAATGTGGAAAGACATTGCTCTCACGGGGTATATACAAATCAATTTATATGTGATAGTCATATTGTGCATCCTTCATGAACCATGCGTTTCCATTTTAAATATACTTCGTGCGCATCTTTTGGATCGCTAAAATTCCCAAGGAATTTCTGGATTCCATTTAAAGATATTCTTGCTTGGAACTTCTTTGTTCCTTTGTGCCAAGAAACACCAAGATACCCAGATTTGTTTCTGTTAGCCGGTCTGCGTTGATTTTGACAATTAACAGCGTGGCTAACCTTGCGCAGATTACAAATACGATTATCATTACGCACACCATTAATGTGATCTATTTGGAAACCCTTTGCTGTGTCGCCATGCACAAACATAAAAGCAAGCCTATGCGCCAATGTATGAGTGCTAAGAATATTCAAATACAAATATCCCTTCTTGTCTTTTTTCTCTGCTCTATCCCCTTTGATTTTTCCTTTTGCGCTTATTTTATACACGAAAAATCCGGTATCTTTATCATAATGCAAGATTGATTTAACTATATCTAAATTAAATTTCATCATATATCCGCCAATAAAAAAGGCTTCACCTACAGCGTCCCTTTCGGGTTGGTCTAACGGGATAGCACCCGCCACGCTGTATGTGAAGCCTTGCTATAAAATCGGAGACCAAGCCGATAATACGGATTATACAGCACATTTATCACTTAACTTAAATCCGTCAGAATGGTATTTTATCGTCGTCAAAGTTATCGAATTTATCTTTGGGTGCTGGCTCCGCATCTGGCTTTACTGCTGGTGCGCCACGATCTGCCTGCTCACCATCTATTTGCGGCTTTCCGCCAAGCATCTTCATTGTCTCGGCAATAATCTTCGTGCTATATCGTTCTGCGCCGGTTTCCTTGTCCTGATACTTGTCGGTTTTCATCCGCCCGCCGATGAACACCTGAGAGCCTTTTTTCAGGTACTCGCCGCAGATTTCTGCAAGCTTGTCAAAGGCGGTGATGTTTACCCACTCGGTAGATTCTTGCTTCTCCCCGGCCTTGTCTTTCCATTGGCTACCAACTGCGATGCTGAAACTTGCGATAGCCTTGCCTTGTGTGGTGTAGCGCATTTCTGGGTCTTTGCCCAATCTGCCAATGAATTGGCATTGGTTTAGGTCGTTGCTCATGCAGTCCTCTTTTCTTTAATTTTGTTGATTAACGCTTCAACTTCTAAGTCAAACTTAATGACCTCGAATTCCATATCCTGCATTTCCTTTTCGGTAGGAGTAAAGCGGATTTGCAGATAGCCGTCCTCATCTGGTAAGTCGGGGTCGAAGGCTACGAAGTCATTCCATTTTCTCAGGGTGCAAGAACACTGGAAAATCATTTGCAGTCGGTATACGCGCGGTATTTCGCCGGACAGCTTGTAGCCGATGAACGTATGCGAGTCTGGGCATTTTATCTCCACCAGCCCGTCATCATTCACCAGCCTGTCAGGGCAGCACCCGGCCCGTTTGATTTGAGGATGCGGAACGTAAATCTTTCCATCACCTTCAAGCATCACTCCGTTGCGCAGTTCGTACTGAGTCGCCGCGAAAACCTCGAATTCGTTTCCGTGTTCAAGCGCGGCAAAAGTGAAACTGTTCCGGTGCGGTTTTCCGGTCATCCTGGACGCAGCAAGCTCGGCAGCGTACTTTGCTCGGCTCACGCCTTTACCTTCGGCCAGCATGTCTTTAATCCGGCTGGCGGTGATGTTTCCGATTCGTTCGGTTGGAAGGTCGCTCATCTTTTAAGAAATTTCTTGATTGCATCAGTAACGATACCGAAGTCTTCAATATCACTGTATTGGGCAAGGAACATTTCCATTAATTCGATAGCTCC